CGAAGGCCAAAGCTTCGGGCGCTGACGTCAAGAATCCTGGTCGCTTCAAGGATCGCAAGGCGCCGAAGAATGCGCGACCACTCGGCGATCCGTACGCAAAAATGACGGCCGCCGAAAAGACGGCTTGGAAGGAATTGCGAGACGAAATGCCCTGGCTTCACGCCGCGCATCGCCCGCTCGTTCGGATGGCGTGCATATGGATCGCCAAGATGGGTACAAAGCAGTTCGGCGTATCGGCCACACAGGCGCTTAGCTCGATCCTGTCAAAGCTCGGTGCGACGCCGGTGGATGAAACAAAGGTAGCGCATGGCGGCGACGATGACGAAGGCGAGGACGAATCGATCTTCTCGCGCAAGCGTCCGAGACCGAACTGAAGCCTACGCCAGGGATGTTGTTGCAGGGCGTATCGTCGCCGGTCCACATGTTCGCAACACGTGCCGTCGGCATCTGCTGGATCTAGAGCACGCCGGCGAGCGCGGCCTTTACTACAGCGTCGAGGATGCGGCGCATGCAATCGATTTTTTCGAAGGCGTGTTTCGGTTGTCGGAGGGTCAGTTCGAAGACCAGCCATTCACACTTCACCCGTCGCAGGCCTTCATCATCGGGTCGATCTTCGGGTGGAAGCGCGCCAACGGTACGCGCCGATTCCGGCGCGCGTACATCGAGCAGGGCAAGGGCAACGGCAAATCGCCATTGGCCGGCGGTATAGGCCTTTACGGCATGACCGCTGACGGCGAGGCCGGCGCGCAGATTTACGCTGCAGCGGCGAAGAAAGAGCAGGCCGGCATCCTCTTCGCCGACGCGGTGAAGATGGTCAAGAAGTCGCCGAAGCTGTCGAAGCGGCTCAAGTTCGCTGGCGGCCCAGGGCGCGAGTACAACATCACGCACGAGAAATCCGGCAGTTTCTTCCGGCCTGTCTCGCGCGACACCGGCAAGACCGGTTCGGGTCCTCGTCCGTATTTCGTACTGGTCGACGAGGTGCACGAGCTGCCTGATCGCAAGATTCTCGAAATGCTCGAGCGCGGCTTCAAGTTCCGCATCGAGCCACTGCTATTCATGATCACCAACTCGGGCAGCGACCGGAATTCGGTAGCCTGGGAGGAACACGAACACGCGGTGAAGGTGGCGGCCGGCCATACGGAAGCGGTCAACGACCCGACCTTCATCGGCGAGCCGATCGACGACAACACCTTCAGCTACGTCTGCGCCCTGGACGAGGGCGACGACCCGCTGGAAGACCCGAGCTGCTGGATCAAGGCGAATCCGCTGCTCGGCGTGACGATCACCGAGCAGTACCTGACGGATGTCGTCAAGCAGGCCAAGCAGATACCGGGAACCCTAAACGGGATTCTCCGGTTGCACTTTTGTGTATGGACCGATGCGGAGACGGCTTGGATGGCACGAGCGACCCTTGAGCCACGCCTGGCCGATTTCGACATCGACGAGCATCGCCAGTCGCGCATATATCTGGGCCTGGACCTTTCCCAGACGCGTGACATTACCGCGCTGGGCGCTGTGGTCGAGACGGGCACCATGGATGTGGTGATTGAGAAGGATGGCGAACAGGTTACGGTGTCGAAGCCAACCTATGACGCCTGGGTAGAGGCCTGGACGCCGGGAGACACATACAAGGCGCGTGAGCTGCGCGACAAGCTGCCGTATAGCACCTGGGTCAAGGGAGGCTTTCTCCATGCGCCCAGGGGTGAGGTCATCAACTATCGCCACGTTGCGCAAACCGTGGCCGAGTACGACCAAAAGTTCGATATCCAGATGCTGGCGTATGACCGGTACGCCTTCAAGGCCTTCGAGGCCGATGTGAACGACCTCGGTCTATCGATCACTTTCGCCGAGCACCCACAGGGTGGCCTGAAGAAAGGCAAGCCGCTTGAAGAGGGTGGGGAGGGCCTGTGGATGCCCGGCTCGGTGCGAGCTCTGGAAGAAGCTCTGCTGGAGGGCCGCATCCGGCTGTTGCGCAACCCGGTTTTGGTGTCCGCAATGATGTCGGCGGTCATCGAGGAAGACAAATGGGGCAACCACTGGCTGTCGAAGGTGCGCTCCACCAACAAGATCGACGCAGCCATTGCGCTCGCGATGGCGCTGGGCGCCGCGCAGGCAGGCCCGGCTGGGTCTAACGAAATTTCACAAGGCTTCGTGCGGATCTGATGACCATGCTATCTCCATCCCAATGGCGCGCCGAACGCACTGGAAGCCTGACGAAAGTGGTCAATTTCGACCATATACACGACGTTCCATCGTCGGATACCCAGGGAATGAACCGCATCTTTCAGTCCCTGCCGACATCGTCGGGTGCGCTGGTTACAGAGACCAGTGCGATGCGCAGCTCAGCGGTGTTCGCTGGCATACGACTGATCGCCGGTGCCATGGCATCCACGCCGGTTCCAGTGTATGAGCGCGTCGGCAATGCCGCGAAGCGCATCGACCACCCGTACTATTGGTTGTTCAACGAAGAACCTACGCCGCGATTTACTGCAGCGTCATTCTGGGAATACATCACTGCTCAGATGCTTTTGCGCGGCGATGGCATCGCCTACATCGTGCGCAAGAACCGCTATAGCCCTGATGTCCTGGGCGTGATCCCAGTGGCTCGCGAAAACGTCGAGATTTTCCGAAACGGCGATCGGTTGGCATACCGGATCAATGAATATGACGACATGGGCACCCAGCGGTACTTCACCGCGGACCAGGACGATGTACTGCACTTCCCTGGCTTCGGCTTCAACGGTCTCTACAGCTACTCGGTGATCTCGTGGGCTGCACGCCAGGCCATCGGCATATCGATCGCCGCTGATGAGTTCGCCGGCCAGTTTTTCGGCAATGGCGCGCACGTCCAATATGCGATCACCACCGACGGCAAGATGACGCCGCAGCAGCAGAAGGATTTCCGCGACGCCTGGGTCGACCATTACATGGGTGCTGGCCTATCCGGGCGCCCGCTGATCCTGACCGAAGGCCTCAAAGTCCAGGAGATGTCACTAAGCGCTGTCGATTCCCAATTGCTGGAGTCGCGCAAGTGGCAGGTCATCGACATCGCGCGCGCGCTCGGCGTACCGCCCTTCATGATCGGGGAGACGGAAAAAACCAGTTCCTGGGGCACGGGCATCGAGTCGATGGCCCGCGGCTTCACCCAGTACACGATGCAGCCGCATTACACCCGGTTCGAGCAGGAGCTCAATCGGAAGCTGTTCCCGGTTCGCTACAGAACGTTCATGCAGTTCGACACGAATGCCGCTATGCGCGGCGATACCGCGGCGCGTACCGAGTTCTACCAGGGCGCGCTGGGCGGCACGCAGGCGCCGGGCTGGCTGACGCCGAATGAAGTTCGTGCCATGGAAAACATTCCGCCGATCGAAGGCGGCGACACCCTGTTCAGGCCCAAGCCTGCCTCTCCCGATTCATCTGATTCCGGCACTGGAGCAACACCATGACCATGAAACCGCGGCTGGTCGCGCTGATGCGCGCGAACGCCGAGCGCCCGCGCGACTTCCGCGTCGAGAACGCAGCCTCGGGCGATGAGGCAACCATCTACATCTACGACATCATCGGCCTGGATTTCTGGACGGGTGAGGGCATCACTGCCAAGTCGTTTGCTGATGCGCTGGCCGGCATCAATGCCAGCACGATCCATTTGCGGATCAATTCGCCGGGCGGCGATGTGTTCGAAGCCCGGGCGATCATTGCCCAAATGCAAGCCAGCAAGGCGAAGTTCATTGCGCACGTCGATGGTGTCGCCGCCTCGGCGGCCAGCGTGATCGCGGTCAACTGCGCCGAAGTCCAGATGGCCGAGGGCTCTTTCATGATGGTCCATAAGGCTTGGACGTTCGCGATGGGAAACGATGACGAGATGATCAGCGTCGCGGCGTTCCTGAAAAAGATCGACGGCACGATCGCAGCCGATTACGCCAAGAAGACCGGCGACACGGTCGCCCAGGCCGCGGCATGGATGAAGGCCGAGACCTGGTTTACCGCCGAGGAAGCTGTCTCCGCCGGCCTAGCCAACTCCATTGCAGCTGACGCACCCAAGGCGAAAGCTCGCTGGAATCTGTCCGCTTACGACAACGCGCCGGCCATGCCGGAACTGGAAGCCGAGAACACCATCGACGAGGCCGAGATCCGCGCGCACCTGGAGCGCCGTCTCGCACTGGTCGAGCAGATCGCTTAAGCGCCGCGCTGCGCTTAGCCCCCGAGCCGCCATTGGGCGGCTTTTTTTCACCTCAAGAAAGGTATAGACCCATGAGTATCCAAGCTCTCCGGGAGCGTCGCAGCGCCCGAGCCAAAGAAATTCGCGAGTACATGGACAAGGCGAAGGATCGCAAGTGGACCGCCGAAGATCAGGCGTTTTACGACACCGCCATGGCGGAGATTGCCGACCTGGAATCGCAGATCGATCGCACCCAGCGCGTGCTCGATCTGGATGCCGATAACCGCAGCGACGACGCCATTCGCGAGGCCACCGCCCGGGCGCTGGCTAACGGTGGCGCGCAGCCTTCGGTCTACAACCGCTTCCTGCGTGTCGGTTTCGACGGCCTGACCCCGGACGAAATGCAGGTCGTGCGCAATACCATGTCGACCACCACGCCCAGCCAGGGCGGCTACACGGTGCCGGTGGAAGTGGCCAACCAGGTCATCGAAGCCCTCAGGGCCTTCGGTGGCATGCGCGCGGTGGCGGAAGTCTTCAGCACCTCGCAGGGCGGTGACATTCAGTACCCGACCAGCGATGGAACGGGCGAAATCGGCGAAATCGTCGCCCAGAATACCGCCGCGGCCGCCGCAGATCCTTCGTTCAACTCGGTCACCCTGTCGACCTACAAGTTCGGCTCGAAGGTCATCACCGTGCCGATCGAGCTGATCCAGGACTCGAATGTCGATATCGAAGGTTTCCTGGTTGCGCGCGTCGGCACCCGTCTGGGTCGTATCCAGAACCAGAAGTTCACCATCGGTAGCGGCGTTGGTGAGCCGACCGGCCTGTATACGGCTGCGCCGGTGGGCGTCACTGCAGCCACCGGTGGCACCGTGACGGTGACCTACGACAATCTGATCGATATCCAGCACTCCGTCGATCCGGCCTATCGCGCCGCGAAGCGCGCCCAGTGGATGTTCAACGACGGCACGCTCAAGATCGTGCGCAAGATCAAGGATGGCCAGAACCGCCCGATCTTTGTGCCCGGCTACGAGACCACCGTGCCCGGCGGCATGCCCGACCAGCTCCTGGGCGACTCGATCCAGATCAACCAGGACGCGCCAAGCATGGCGGCCAACGCGAAGTCGATCGCGTATGGCGATTTCAGCTACTACAAGATCCGTGACGTGATGGACGTGACGCTGTTCCGCTTCACGGACTCGGCTTTCACCATCAAGGGCCAGGTCGGATTCCTCGCCTGGCAGCGTTCCGGCGGTCAGTACACCGGCGTCGGCGCCAACGGCCCCGTGTCGCTGTTCCAGAACTCGGCCACCTGATCGCGCATTCGCGCGGTCCCGCACAGGGCGCCTACGAGCGCCCTGTGCTCTGACTTTTCCCAAGCGAGGTATTCACCATGGCTCCCAAGCCCACCGCAGGCGCGACGAGTGGTCGCGTTCTCCAATCGTTCGAGCTCGACGGCGTGACCTACAAGCCGAATGCCCACATTTTCGAGGGCGATGCTGGCCAGGTCGCCGCGCTGCACGAAGCCGGCCAGATCGATTCGCACCCGGACGCGGTCGCCTACGCCGAAAAGGCCGGCCACACCGTGCCGGAAAAGCCCAAGGACGAGAAGCCGGCCAAGGAAGGGAAGTAACCCACCATGCGTCGCGTCCTGTCCAATGTCCGAAGCGTGGTTGTCACGACCCCGCCGTCGGTCGAGCCGATCTCGCTGGTCGAAGCCAAGCTACATCTGCGCGTCGACGGCGCTGACGAAGACGATCTGATCGGCTTGTTCATCACGGCGGCACGCAGCCACGTGGAGGACGTGACGGGCGCTGCGCTGATGCAGCAAACCTGGCAGGTCACCTGGGATCGTTTCGAGGAACGGATGACGTTCCCAGGTGGCCGTGTCTCAGCGCTGTCGTCGCTGACCTATCTGGACCTGCAGGGTGACCTGCAGGCTATGCAGCTCGGCGTCGACTATGTTGCGGATCTGGCCAGCGTGCCGGCGCGCGTCGCGCCGCCGGCGGGCAAATGTTGGCCCCGCACCCTGTGTGTGCCGGCCGCTGTCACCGCGGCGATCAGGGTGGGCTTGCCGCCGGCGACGGGCGATGCCCCCGGCACGCAGATACCCGCCGCGCTGCGTGCGGTGCTGCTGATGATCATTGGCGACCTGTATACCAACCGCGAGGCGACCGGGCAGGCCAACGATGTGGCGACCAATCCGACGATCGAGCGCTTGCTTGCGCCGTTCACGGTGATGGCGTCATGAGGACGGGTGCCCTCAATACGCGGCTCTACATCGATCAGCCATCAGGCGAGAAATTGCCCGGCGGCCAGCCTGCCGATACGTGGACCGTGTTCGAGGAGGTCTGGGGCAACGTCGGCGGCCAGACCGGCCTGCGTGCCATCACCGACCAGCAGGGCGATGTACCGGCGTCGGTTGCGCAATACAGCATCCGCATTCGCCAGTTGCTCGGCGTGACCGCTGATATGCGCGTCAGGGAGAAATCGACCGGCACCATTTACGAAATCATTCTCGTCCAGCACGACAAGGTCAAACGCCAATGGACCGACCTTGTGTGCCGACTGGGGGCAAACAATGGATGACGGCATCAAGGCGACAATGGATTTCTCCAGCGCGCTCGCCGGCCTCGACCAGCTCACCGGTCCGGTCATGCACCACTTGGCCAGATCGATGGCTGTCGCCGGCGGATCGGTAATTCGCGACGAGGCGAAAGCGAACGTGCGCGTAGGTACCGAGGAAGGCGGAAGCATCACCCCGGGCTTGCTCAAGAGCGCGATATATCTCGCCTACAAGCCCTTGCGGTCGAATGCATCGCAGGAGGTTTATTCGATCTCCTGGAACGCGAAGAAGGCGCCGCAAGGCGTGCTGCAGGAGTTCGGTCACTGGGAAGAATTCGTGACCTACAGGGCCGACGACGGCGAGTGGTATTCGCAGCCGGACCGGCCGCTGCCGCAGCCTGTTTGGGTGCCGGCGCGGCCGTTCCTTGGTCCTGCGCTCAGCGCGCGTGGCCGCGCCTTCGAGGCCATGATCGCGCGCGGCCAGCAACGGCTCCCCGAGCTGCTGGTGAATCCCAATTCGGCGGGCGCAGACGATGAGTCTTGAAACCGACCTCGAAACGGTGCTCGCGCCGCTGGTCGGCGGGCGCTTCACACCCGACGTGTTGCCCGAGAAATACGTGCTGCCGGCGATCACCTGGCAGAGCGTCGGCGGCGACGCCGGCTGGTACATCGACAACACGGTGCCCGAATACCTGCATGCACGCATCCAGATCAACGTGCATTCGACGACCCGCAACGAAGCCAACGCCATTGCGCGCCAGGTCGAAAAAGCCATGGCCGCCAGTCCGTTCGTTGCGGTGCAGCCGTTATCCGCCTTTGTTGGCGACAGCATCCCGAAATTGAAGCTCTACACCACCCATCAGCATTTCGGCGTCCGCTACCGCGACGCCGACTGACCTCTGCAGCTCCCGCTGCAAACCCACAAGCCCGCCCTTTGGCGGGCTTTTTTATTGGCTCGACCGAGGACTTCGTTATGTCTCAGCTCTTTCCCAACGGCACCGTGTTCTCGGTGTCCACGGTGCTGGCCGCGGCCATCGCCATCACCGCCATCAGCAACGCCAATCCGGCCGTGGCCACTGCCGCTGCGCCGCCGGAGCTGGGCGACATCGGCATCATCACGTCCGGCTGGCCGGGCATCAATCAGCGCATCGCTCGTGTGCTCGCGCCCACGGCCAATTCGTTCGAGCTCGAGGGTTTCGACACCACGTCCGTTGCCAAATATCCGGCCGGCGCAGGTGCGGGCACGTTCGCTGTTGTGTCTGGCTGGGTGCCACTGTCCCAGGTGAACAACATCGCCAAGTCGGGCGGCGACCAGCAGTTCTTCCAGTGGCAGTACGCAGAAGACCCGACTGGGCAGCAAAAGCAGCGCCCGACGTACAAGAACGCCAAGGTCATCACCTTGACGCTCGACTACGACCCAGCCCTTGAGTGGTTCGATGCGCTCGACAAAGCGGATGAGGCCAAGGACGCGATCGTGCTGCGTGCCGTGTTGCCCAATGGCGCGACGATTTACTACTTGGTCTATCCCAGCTTCGACAGCGATCCGTCGATGGATCTCAACAAGAACATGGGCAACACCGCCACGTTCTCGCTGATCAGCAAGCTGACCCGCTACGAAGCGGCATAAGGGCGGCCATGTTCACTGTCAAATCGAACCCGACCTTTCCCGCCACGCTGACGATCATCGGCCAGGGCGTCGAGCAGAAGCTAGAGGTGGTCTTCCGCCACCGCACCAAGGATGAACGCGCTGCACTGGCTGCCAGCCTTACCGACCGCACCAAGACGCTGGGCGATTGCGTGCTCGACATCCTGGAGAGCTGGGACGCCGACGTCGACCTGAATATCGACGGCCTGGAGTTGCTGGAGTCATACCAGCCCGGTGCGGCCTTCGCCATCTGGGAAGGTTATTTCCAGGCGTTGATGGTAGCCCGCAAGGGAAACTGATCGAGGCGGCTCAGGCGCTGTACTGGCAGCCGCCTGACCTGGATCCCGACCTCGGGATGACGGCAGACGATTTTCCGTTACCCGAGGTCGATATCTGGCCAGAAAACTGGCCGCCCATCGAACTGTTTACGCGCATCAGCACCCAGTGGCGTCAAGGGCCCGGCGGCCCGGCAGGACTCGATTATAACGTCGTATTTCACGAACTGGACCGCAAGGGTCTGGCCGGCGAGATCTACGACGAAATGCTCGCCGCACTTCGCGACATCGAGCTGACAGCTCTCCAAGAAATCCACAGGAAATAGCGCGATGAGCGACGAAGGCCAGCTGATTGGCACGGCGCGTATTGACGTTGCCATCAATACGGACAAAGGCACTGCCTCCATAACGGAGTTGCAGGGGAGGGTGCGCGGTTTTTCCGCCGATGCGCAGGCCGCGTACGACCAGCTTTCTTCAAAGCTCAAGAAAACCACCGATTCGCTGGTCAAGCAGGCAGAGACGTGGGGTCTCAGCCGCGATCAGTTGCTCCTCTACAAGGCCGAGCAGGCCAACCTGCCCACGGCGATCATCGACGAGTTGCGCCAGAAGCTGCAGGCCTCTGCTGGCGCTGCTCAACAAGCCGCGGCCGCGGTGGCGTCGATCCGGGGCCCCCACATGG